CTTATTTTGATTTAAGACAGGGGTAATCTGTATTAAGTAAAAATTCAAAATAAACTTAGAAAATAAGACCTTTGAAATAACCCACTAAAATTATTTTTATTCTTATTACTAACTTAAAAGAAATATCATTAGACACGAGTGCTCTGCATTATGGGCACGTACCGCATAGAATAATGATATGCTGTAACTCATTTCTTTATCTAACATTAGGGGCGTTACAAAGCAAAACCCTAATCACACGCTGACACCTAGATTGAAGATCTAGACCTTGCCTGATAAAGAAGCAATATTTAATTTGATAGGCTGACTTTTATCCGCTACAGGATAATAAATATCTTTAATTTGCCTATCAAAGTCTTTAAAGACATATGTTTTATTATGTTTAATCATAGAATTATTAATTTTCTCTTTTAAATTATCATAATATTCTCTCCCCCACATAGTTGCTGATCTTAAACAACTATCAATTGATTGGAAAACTAGTTCCCATATATCATTTTGCCCATTACGTTTAATCCAATTTAGTTGTTCCTCTATAGATATCTTATCTAAATTTGCAAAGCAAATATTAGATATATCTTTATCTATACGGAAACCACGCTTAAGAAAAGTTGCATCTTCTAAATCTATACTCTTAATCCACGTAGCTGATTTAGAAGCATTAGTAAATGTTATTTTATGATCCTTAAAAAATTTTCCAATTGTTTCAACATTAAATTTATCAATATAATCATCACTAACACTAGCTATTATATCATCTCCATAAGTATATAATGTAACGTTTTCATTAAAATTAAACATATCAGTGTCAACTAAAGAACACCATGCTAAACGAATATATAATTTATTTATTTCTGAATTTAATTCTGCAGTCGCGAATGATCCACTAATTATTCCTGAAGTTGTTGAATAAAAATAATTATTACAAATATGAGGAGCATTTATAAATTCTTCGATCATTACTTCGAGTTGATTTATATGTTCTACAGTAGCTCCATAATGACGATACCATTCTACAATATTCTTTAATGCAGCCTTAGCTACCGCCGAATCAATTTGAGGACCAAAATTTGAATAATCTCCTTCTAAGATATTGTCATATCTTTTTAATTGATTATACAAAAACATCCAATCACTACTTTCTGGATTGATTGAAATACAATGTTCTAATTTAGCCCAATTTTTTCGATAAGACATTAACCAATCTCCGAATAAGCGCTTACCTGCTATTACTTGTTGAACTGGAGATATTGAAAATACTCGAGTTCCTCCTTTGCGTTTAGCTTTCTCTGGTTTTAACAATTCATCCTTAAGGCAATCAATGGCTGGGGAAAATGCCATTTTTCTTTTCTTTCTCAATTCAGTTTCTGCATTAATCATATTACGTAAAATAGAAGAAATTCCATATAATCGATAATTGCCATTAGCATCATTTCCTGCATTTATAAATTTGTGTTTACCAGGATCTCCTTTACCTCTAATAGATAATAGGGGATATCCAGGACTAGTTGTTAAGTCTAATGCCTTAAAATCATGTTCTGGAATACCTAATATCGCGTCACTAATTGATAATTCATTTACAATAAATTTACCATTAGTATCAATGCGACAAGGTTGAGCATTTTGCATTAATAAACGAAGAGTATCGTCTGCACAAATTTTTAAATGATCTTGATTGAAAGATAAAGGAGGATTTCCATGTTTTTTAACTCCTTCAATCATTGGATTAAACTCGTGATTAATTCTTTTATCGAAAGGAGAAAGGGGCGCTGGTTCTTTATTCTGAACACTTATTTCATCAAAAATAGGGGACTTTTCCAGTTGTGTTTTTCCTTTTGCAAATGGAATCTGATGTAAAGGAACTTTACCTAAAATCTTCAACGTACCCATATAGTCCTCATGGAATTCATTGGGTAATGGATCTAAATCATCAAGATTAGGAGGATGAATTATATCAATATTTGCTTTGGCATCACTTAAATGCTCTCTAAAGATTAATTCGCCATATCCTTTACCTTTTACATCAGAACCAAAAGCATGAATGGCAATTGGAGCTTTTAGATTCACACTAAAAATAATAGACATACAAAATCCATTCTGAGAAAAATTGTCGTATTGAATAATATGATTGAACTTTGATAAAGTTGTTTCTTTCTTATTAGTAAATTCACTTATTTTTGTTGTTACATCGGGACGATTGGTTTGTTGTAAATTATTAACGATATAGACATCAGAACCCAAATTACGAGACTTACTTTCTGAAATGAAAAATGAAGTTATATCAGTGATCATACTCATACTATCAGGAGCATCCCAAATTCCCAATTCACTTGCACTATCCTCAGTACGACGCCAAGTAAATCTATTAGGTTTAAAATTTTCTTCTGTTAATTCAATAGTTGTATTTCCATCGATAAGTTTAACTTTATTATTTATTGCAAAATGATGTTTAATATCATCATTATAGTGTTCTAAAAATAAATATTTACGACCCTGTAAACCAAGTATAGCCAAAATGCGAACGTCCTTATTCTGTTCAAAATCTTCAGCTGAGCCCATTGCTATATATCGAAAATTCTTTCGCATCTTAGTAACTTTATCCAGAATATCTTGTGATTGAGGTCGAATATTTAATTGTAAACTTTTTATATTTGATCTCAGTGCTGGTTTTTTACTCTTAGCACCAGTTATACCATCATAGTGATTCTGTACGAGTAATTCAGGTGTAGTATCAAATCCAAAATATTTTAAAATATAATTTATTAAATTTCCTAAATTACTCAAAGTTACATAAGTCGCAGCTAAACCTACAATTATTAATATTATTTTGCCAAAAGTAGTATTGTAAAACGAAGTTAACTGTTCAATAAATTTATTGATAGTTTCAGTAGCAAAAGTATAAAAGGATTTCATAAAATTAGTTCTTGTATTATCTGGAACATGACAAAATTGGAATTTATTAATTATTTCTTCACATTGAATACATTCTCCTCTACATAATTCATTCGATGTACGACATTCATAATCTATTATTTTACAATGACAGAACTTTCCAGATCGTATAGCACAAGTCATTATACAATACTCAAAATTTGTAATAGCCCAAAGATTATTATTTAGAACTGTTAAAAATGCTGAAAAACTGTGTTTAAAACCATTTGATCGACTTTCAAATTCATCAATGATATCAAGATAAGCGTATTTTACATCACACATTGCATAATCTAATTGTTCAACGAGTT